AGAACATACTGTTCATATCAGTCACATTACTTGTATCGAATAATGGAACGGACTCGAGTTTTGTACAGCCATTGAACATATTTGCGGTCGAAACAACTTTACTCGTGTTCCAGAACGCAAGATTTGATGCGTCTGATAAAGAGGACTCTTCTGAAAACGCGTAACTCAAATTGATAGAATCATTGGTAAGTCTTCCTAAATTAGGGATGGTTTTCAATGACTTATATGGTGATGTGGTAAACATAGATTTCATTGTCGTTATCTTACCATTGAAATGTTCTATGAAATTATCAAACTGATTATCGGTAAAATAATAACCATCATTGTTACTAACAGAAAAGAAATTCTCCAAATCATAGACACTACTCCAGTCATATTGTGAGAAATCTATTGCCGAGAGGAACTGTTTATCCATTTCTGCACTAAACCTAAATCCGTTATAAATCTTCGGTTTACCACTATCACCACCTCCACCTGTCGGTACAGATACTGTGAGGTTCACTTTCTTCCAACCGTCGTAGTCGGTAGGGAGGAACTCATATTCCTTGTTCTCCTTGACCTCGACAATCAAATCCCTCAAGTCTGCAGGTTCGGATGTAGGTACATTCACACTCACGGACACGGAGTCGTATCCGTCCTTTGATGGTGTATAGTTGTAGTCTCCGTTCTCGGTCAGTTCAACCGACAACTGTTCCGTTTCAAACGTCGGAATCGTAACGTCAACCGTCACTTTCCTGTAACCGTCCTCTCTCTCATAGACACCATTCCCACGGATTGTCGCCTCAACCATAAGGGATTTCTGCTCCTCGGCGCCGTCATCGAGTCCCTCGGAGTATCCGTCCTGATATCCGTCATCCGAACCCTCCTCGAATCCTTTCTGGTAACCGATTTCCTCACCCTCAATCATACCCTGGTTGAAGGACTCTCTTCCCAACTGTTCCACATACTCGTCGGTGTATTTCTGTGGAATGTTCACATTGACACGGACGGGGGCGTAGGCGTCGGCGTTCTCATTCGGATAGAACTCATAGAGTCCGTTGTTTCGGATGTCCATTATCAGAGCCTCTATGTCAAGTCGGTCACCCGCGTTGTCATAAATCTTGTTGATTTCATCCCATACCTCCTCAACGGACTGAAAGTCCTTGGAGGTGTCTCCTCCAAGAGCTTTCAATACGTTGATACTGAGCTGATAGGATATGTCCTTATTGATATCTATCGCCATTCCTATTGTCTGTTCATTTCATTTTCGATGACCTCTCTCTGTCTTCTCTCAAACTCTTCGTGTTCCGCCTGTGTGATTGTACGATAGTCGTCATCGTAACTGTCGCGGATTGGCATCCACATACAGGTTGAACCCGAATATTCCTTGATGTCTTCATTCTCACCCCACGGAGTTATGATATAACCCTCCTCCGCATGGATGTGTACAAACATTCCCGGTTTTACCTCCGCTATCTTGAGGTGTTCCATCTTAAGTAGTTGTTCCTGTGTCATAAGTGTAACTTCGTTTATTGTTCATATAATACGTTATTTAGAATCGTGTCAATGTTACCTATTTTATTGTCTATTTCGGTCTTGGTGTAGACCTCCGATTTGGTGTAGATGTTACTCATATCTATGTCCACATCCACATTCTCAATCAATTCATCCACCTCCGACCTCGAGTAGGTTTCGGATTTCTTGTAATAGTCGGTGAGGTCAATGTCCCCCGCGGATATTCCGTCAATCAGTTCGTTGACCTCCGATTTGGTGTAGGTGTCCGATTTCTTCGTGTAGATGTTCTCCGCGTCTTCGGTCTTGAGGTAACCAACAAGGTCTACATCCTTGAGGACACCGTCCGCTATCTGGGACTCAAGTCCGTTCACACGACCGTATATCGCGACAAGATGGGAGTCCACCTCACTCTTGGTGTAGATGTCGGTCATATCCACATCCACCTCGACATTCTCAATCAGTTCATCCACCTCACTCTTGGTGTAGTGGTTCTTGGTAGCGTCGGTCTTCGTGAGGAACTTGTTGTCCGACTCCGATTTCGTATACGAACCACCGACCTTACCGTCAATCTCCGACCTTGAGTAGGTTTCTCCTTTCTTATAATAATCGGAAAGGTCAACCCCATTAAATGTCGCCTCCTCTATCTTCCTGTCCACCTCACTCTTGGTGTAGTGGTTCTTGGTAGCGTCGGTCTTCGTGAGGAACTTGTTGTCCGACTGGGTCTTGGTGTAGAACTCGTTCAGTTTGGATGTCACGATGGACTCCACCTTGTTACTGAATTCGTTGGTCTTGACATATTCCCTGAAATGGTCAGCCACGGATGAATCAAGTTCATCTTCGGTCACGAACTCTCCAATCCTGTCCTCAACCTCCTTGATGACCACCTCTGAAAGAGCTCCGGCGAACTCCTCCGACACGATGTAGTCATCCACCACAGTTCCTATGTCCTTTCCGACCGCGGTCTTGATGTCCTCTATGAACCTGTCGGAATCCATATAGGCGGTAACCACACTCTCAACTCTCTCTGTCACGACCCTTTCGGTCTCCTTCTTGGTGTAGATGTTGGATATGGTGTTCTCAAACGACTGTCGGTCTACCTTGAGTCCGATTTCTATCTCCAATCCGTTCAGCTGTCCGTCGAGGTAGTCATCATCCACCTTCTTCTCAAGCTGCAGGGCGAGATTAGTGTTTATCACATCCTGTCCGTTCACGAACTGATTGAGGGATGACCTGTCGGCCTTGGATTCAAGCTCCTCATCAAGTGAGTCCATCCTCGTCTTCATCAGATTGAACTCTTCGGAGTTCGGAATGGAGTCAATCTCACCCTCAATCCTCTCAATCACGGTGTCAAACGACTGTCTATCCACCTTGTTTTCAAGTGACTTCTCAATCCCACTAATCTCCCCATCAATTCTACCTACGACTGTGTCAAATGTCTGTCTTCCAATCTTGTCTTCCACAATGACGGAGAGGTCGTCTATCTTTCCGTTCACATATTCGGAATCGACCTTGTTTCTAATCTCCTCAGCGAGTTTCACGTTGATGAGGTTCTGACCCTCCACGAACTGTGTGAGCTGTGTGTTGTCAGCCTTTCCGTCCACAACATCGGTCAATACCCTCAACCTCTCGTTGGTCTGGTCAAACGACTGTCGGTCAACGAGGGCAGGAACATCAGTAAGGTCGTTGTATGAACCCGTATACGCCACCGTAGAGAGTTCGGTTCTCAATGGGAACAGTTCGTTAATCTCATCCTTGTCGTAGTAGGCGCTTGTTCCCACTATTTCGGGTACATCGAACTCTCCGTCGAAACATTCTCCCATTCCCTCCACCTCAATCGTGATGGTCGCGTAACCACCCGCGAGAGTGTCGGAGAAATCCTGTTCAAAGAGTGTGATACCGACGGGATAGTCAATCTTAATCCACTCATCGGACTGGTTCATCGCGCCCACGATTGTCTGGATGACCGTAGACGAGTCGGAGTGTATCGCGTCACGGTTAAGACCACCCTCCATAAGTCGGTCGGCGTAGTAGAGGACGGTCTCGTAGGTCGTAACCGTGTCGGTAGTGTTCACTCTTGTGATGACGAATGACACTGAACCGTACTGAACCTCCTTCACATTCCAACATTCATAGGGAGATTGGGTGTAGAATGAGTTGACCAACGGTATCTGTTCGGAAATACCCTTTACAAGTCCGTTTATAATGTTTACATTCATCATTTGTCTATAGTACTATATTTGTCTGGTATGCGTCCGGGTCGGCCTGGTAGTCCGAACCATCTCTTGTAGTTCCGTATTCAGGGAAATTGTTGTTTCGGAGGTATTTTGTCATCCTTTCGGCGTAGAATGTGGCTCTCAACTCATAGTGGTTCTGCACCATAGTCGCGTCCCTCATTGTGGTGTTGACCGTATGGTCATTCGCGACCTGAATGACACCAGATGAACGATACTTGTACGCAAGGGGAATTGTAATCTCACTCAATACCTTGTATTTGAGGTAGTTGATGATGTAGTCATCAAGGAGTGTCTTGTATTTGGTATTCTCCTCCTCTCCGATGGTGTTCTCCTTTACCATATCATACAGTTTGTCAAGGAGTTCAGTACCTATGAGCTGCTGGAGATAGATGTCCTGTGAGGTTTCTATCGCGGGGTGGATGAACTCCGAACCCACATTGTCGTTGAGGATTGTTTCCGACTTGAGGATGTCCTCACTTATCAAAAATATCTTACTCATTGTCTGTAACGGTTATTTTGTCATCCCATATCACGAACTTGTTGAATGAAATCGTGTTCTCTCCACCGAAAATCTTGTCGAACTGTCTTGTCATAGTATTCTGTATCGGTTCAATCATAGTCTTGTTGAACAACTGGAACGACTCAAGGAACTCGGTCTTCGAGAAACCAGTGTTCTCCGGGTTCATACCGAACAATGCGGGTGTCGCACGGAACGCGATGAAGATTTCCTCCGTGATACTCTCCTTGAGTGTGTGAAATTTCTCATCCGCCTTATCGGAGTCAAGTCGTTGGATGGTTGTAGCGTTCTCTCCGTTCTCTGAAAATGACAGTATGAAACGATTGACATTGTCAGTACCTACGAATTTCTTGTTAATCTTCTTCTCTATCGCCTCCTGTGTCGCCTTGTCAGGAACTCCGTTGTTGAACGATATCAACGCGGACGGACTGAAATTGTTGAGGATTGAGTTCAGGTGGTAGTTTGATATCTCACAGCTTGTTTCAACCGCCTTGATGGCGCCACACCAACGAGGGACAGGGTAAAGACCTCTTGAACTACCCTTGTAGTAGAAGATTGAACTCTTCTGTGATGGCTTTCCGTCAAAGACAGGGATTTCCTCTGGTTTGTCACCCCATCCGTTGATGTTCTCGGAGTAGTAGGCGGTCTTTCCATCGGGCGAAAGTCGGATGTGTGATACATTCACCCAATACAACTCACTGATTCTTCCCTCTACATCCCTCAACACATTCAATGAGAAACCACCTGTAACGAGGTAGTCCAAAAGGACATTGTGGAAGATATCCTCCCAAGTTTCACCATCTCGGTTTACCTTGTCGGTAAGGAATGTACCAACGACACCCTGTCCTGCGACATAGTCGATGATACCGTTGATGATTGACTGCAGTATCGTACTGTTCTGATATAGGTTGAAGAGGTATTCAGGATATCGGTTGTCCTCTCCGTAACCCGTATATTTCTTTCCTGTGAGTTTGGTTTCCTTGAGGACGGGAATGACCTTTGTCTTGTTCTCAATCACCGCAAAGTGGAAAGTTTCTTTGCTGTTGTTATTCTTATCCATTATAAATCACTGTATTTTGTTCTTTTTTGTATGACACCGATATAGGGTCGGTCACATCTTTCATAACCTGCAGAAGACCAACCTCTCCACCATTCCCGAAACTCAGTTTGTAAGCGTCAGCTCCCGCTGACTCTGTCAGTCGATAGGTATATTCACCGGACTGTAGGTCGG